ACTTATACCATAACACCGGCATCTTCAAGTGTTAATGAGGGTTCAGCACTAACATTTAATGTTGGTGGAACAAATATTACCAATGGAACATATTACTGGTCAATTAATAATACTACAACTGCAGCCGGTGACTTTTCAGCCAGTACTGGTTCATTTACGATTACAAATAATGTTGGTTCATTTACAGTAACAGCAACGGCTGATGCAACACTAGAAGGAGCTCAAACATTTACAGTGTCATTACGAACCGGTAGTGTTAGTGGTACCATAGTTGCTACAAGTAGTACTGTAACAATTAATGATACAAGTACAGCTCCTCCTGTAGGACAAGCAGCATATACCACAGCAGGCACGTTCTCGTGGACAGCACCCGCAGGTGTAACTAGTGTCTCAGTTGTTGCTGTTGGGCCTGGTGGCAAGGGGTACGGGATTGCCATGCCAAATGAAGGTGGTGGTGGTGGTGGACTAGGCTGGACAAATAATATCGCAGTAACTCCCGGTAATAGTTATACCGTAGTAGTTGGTGCTGCTGGATCTGGAACACATTCTTACTTTATATCAACGGCTACTGTTAGAGGTGGAGCAGGCGGTGATGGTACAGCCACTACTGGTGGTGCAGGCGGAACATATACAGGAACTGGTGGTGGCAACGGAGGAGCTGGTGGAACCAGTACAGCCGGCAGTGCTTCTGGTGGTGGCGGTGCAGGCGGATATGCCGGCGCCGGAGGTAAAGGTGCAGGAAGTAATGATAGCTCTCCATATGCTGGCGTCGCCGGATCAGGAGGTGGTGGCGCAGGTGGTGCATTGGGATCTCCTGTTCCCGGTGGTGGTGGTGGTGGTGGCGTTGGTATATTAGGGCAAGGCTCTAATGGTGTAGCAAATGCAGCAGGATACGATAATGGTAGCTTAACCGGATATCAAGGCGGCGGTGGCTCCGGCGGTGGCGGAACATCAACTACTAGAAGTCGAAATGGTGGTAACTACGGTGGCGGCAGTGCTGGACACCAAAGCAGTGCAATGAATAATTACGGTGCAGGTGGTGCAGTTCGTATTATCTGGGGACCGGGTCGAGCATTCCCATCTACACTCACTACAGATCAATAATAAAAAATGCCAGAAACAAATATTACAGGCCCACTTTGAGGTTACGAATACCGAAGCAGAAGACTTGCTGGCTTGTGGCCGACTAGTGTTACACCCACTTACACCATAACACCGGCATCTTCAAGTGTCAATGAGGGTTCAGCAATAACATTTTAATTAAAGAAGGAAACATAAAATGGCACATTTTGCACAACTGATTACATTAAACAAGATATGACTACATTAGTAACTCAGGCTACAATTGATCCATCGCTATATAATAATTTGACTACCCTTAGTGGTAGCCAAATTTTAGCAAACAAAACAATTAAATCAACAAAAGAACCAGTAACCATTGTAGGTGCTGCACCCTCAAGCACAACTAATTTTGATGTTGTCACGCAAGCAATTTCGGTGTATAATACAGCTACAAACAATTTTACAATCAATGTTCGTGGGAATGCAAGCACTACATTAAACTCATTACTAGCCGTAGGTGAATCTACTACGGTTAGTTTATTTGTACCTAACGGTATTAATGCTTATTTTGCTTCAGGTTATCAAGTTGATGGTGTGGCCGTAACTCCTAAATATCAAGGAGGAATACCATATACTAGTGGTAACGCTAACTGTACAGATCTATACGTACTTTTTATAGTTAAATTAGCAAACAACAGCTGGAGCTTGTACGTATCGCAGACCCGTTTTGCATAAGGAAGTTAAATGCCATTACTATCTATTTCATCAGGACCACCTAAATCTTTTGGTTTTGCTGGTGGTGTAGCACCAATACCAGATACTTTAAAATTTCCCAAAGATTCTGTAGTTCCTTTTTATGGGAGTAATCCAGGGTATGGTGATTGGGATAGATATGCTGATGCTGATGGACATTGCTTGTACAGTGCTACAAGCAATGGTCAAATTGGTTTTAAAACAGCTCAAGTGAATGGCGGAGCTGTAGCAGCTTTTAGTAGCAGCGCAGGTTCTCACTCGGGCAGTGCTGTTCCGCAAAACTTAAGTTTTGCAACAGGATCACCGTTTGTTGCTCCTGCAGGCAGTAGTGGTGTTATTCACTCACACTCAGTTAATGGTAGTGCGTACTATATTGAAAATAACTTAATAAACAAACAAAATATTACCTTATTACGAGCAAATAAACCTACCAGGTATTTACCACTAAATAGCTTAGTAGTAAAACAAACTGCAGCAACTAATAGTACTGCATTTACTGCTGCTTCAAACACCTATTTAGTAGGTGCAAATAATGATTTAAGTACTACTGTTGGTGTACCAGCAAATGCTTTTGCAGGAGCTGTAGTAACTTCTGACAGTGGGCACTATCATGCGTCTGGCTCTAGTGCATACCGTACTATTAGTTATGGAGCATATTTTCGTAACTATAATATGGGCTACGGCGGTGAACATACTCACACAGCAACGGTGTCTTTTACACAATCTGCTATTAGCAGTAAACTTGTAAACTTATGGAAACTAGTACAGCACTCCGTACCCGAAACTGATGTAATTGTAATGTATGTTGGAGATTTATCGCAATTACCAGTTACTTGGAAATTGTGCGACGGAACTAATAATACCCCTAATTTAGGTGGGTTTATTATTGGCTATGCAAATAACCAATGGAATGTTATCATAGCAGCAGATCCAGCAGGGGCACTATCATTAAGCACAGCCTATCCAACTCACTCACACGCTAGCGGATATGCGCGTACAATTAATTCAGGCGGACCTAGTGCATTGCACAGTAATTTTGGTTGGTCTCACTCACACAGTGGATCTTGCTACATATACGAACATAGCCCACCTAAAATAGGTGTTGCATTCATTCAATATAAAGGATAACAAAGTGATTGTTACACTTGATTTTTATAATTATAATTTTTACATTAAAAGCGGTTCAGTAGATTATCACTGGGATTCTGAAACAAAGTTTCTACAAGATACTGCTTATCCGTTTACAACAACAAAATTACTATCTATTGAGCCACACCGTGATATTTATCATGTACATAGGTCGGACAATATCTTTGAAAACAGCATTACTGCTGCAGAAATTGCTTGGTTTCTGCAAAATGAACAAACTTTAGCACAAACAGTTGCCGCACTACACCAAACAACGCTACCAGTCCTAACACTAGAAACTGAACGTACTATTAGATTGTATGATACAGACTGGCTAGTACAACGTCATCAAGAAGAACAGCTTCGTGGTGTACTAACTACCCTAAACCCGCAAGAATTTTCAAATTTGTTAAACTACAAGCAACAGCTTCGTGATTTAACAGATCAATATCCACTAAATACACCTGTAGATCAGGTTACTTGGCCCATTAACCCTATTAACTAAATCAAATGAAAATAGCAGTTTACGCTATCAGTAAAAACGAAGAACAATTTGTTGAACGTTTCTGCAAGTCAGCTATAGATGCTGATCTAATCCTAATTGCAGACACAGGCTCTACTGACAATACAGTCGCAGAGGCCAAAAAGTACGGTGCTGAAGTATATAGTATCTCGGTACGTCCTTGGCGTTTTGACAAAGCTCGTGACACAGCCCTTAACTTAATTCCGGGTGACTACGATGTCTGCATTAGCTTAGACTTAGACGAAGTCTTAGAACCAGGTTGGCGTGAAGAAATTGAACGAGTATGGAAACCAGAAACTACCAGATTGCGTTACAAATTTGACTGGGGTCAAGGCATTAGTTTCTTTTATGAAAAAATTCATCATCGCACAGGATACCACTGGCATCATCCAGTGCATGAATATCCCAGACCTGATAATCGTACTAACGAAAAGTACGCTCACACTGATATGTTGTTGGTCACGCATTTACCAGATAATACTAAGTCTCGTGGTCAATATATGCCACTCTTAGAACTGGCAATTGCAGAAGATCCACACTGTCCTCGTAATGCTTTTTATCACGCACGTGAACTAACTTTTTATTCACGCTGGAAAGAAGCCATTGAGTACTTAAATAAATATTTAGCAATGCCAGAAGCCACTTGGCAAAATGAGCGTTGCTATGCTTATAGATTGTTAGGCAAATGCTACTCTCAACTCGGCAACTTGCCACAATCAA